CAAGGGACTAATCCTGGACGCTCTCAACGGATGGCTCCCTGAAGGTTATGGAAGCTCAGACCCTTTAGAGTTTCAGGGAGACAGCTTTGTAGAATCAGATCGTTCCCGTTATGTCCGTAGATATGAATTCACTTCGAATGCAGTGTGGTGTGGAGGAGAAGATGAAGGCGGACAAGCATTAGGCATATTTGATAAGTTCTTCGCTGGTGTATTACTTGCAGACCACGAGGACGCTCTAGCAATTAACGTTGAAATAGATAACCTATATAACCCATAAGGAGAAACATGAACACTAAAATGAGAGTAAAACCCGCGGAAGGTGTGAATGTGAAGCACCCAACGACTGGGCGCATTATCAATGGAGAAATTGATATTGAATCTTCGAAGGACGTGAAGCGTCTTATTCGTTTTGGAGATTTGATTCAGGTAGAAACCAAACGTAAGAAAACTAAACAAGGAGATACAAGCAATGACAGTACCAAATAACATTAACCTTCCTGGCGCCTACCTGAACATTTCTAACGTTCGGGCAGTTTCGGGATTAACAGCACCGGAGTTTGATACCGTATTTGTGGGTCAATTACTCCCAGCCGGAACAGCAGATGAAGTGACTCCCGAGTATCTTCAGATCTTTTCCCAAGCCGATGCCGAAGTCAAATTCGGAGCCGGTTCTCAACTTGCAGAAATGCTTAGTGGTTACTTCAAGAACAATTCGCTGAACAAAGTGTTCGCGGTTGGACTAGGGGATGCTGCTGCTTCTACTGCTGGAACGCAAATCATCGCGACCACAGGAACTGCAACCGCTCCAGGAACGATCTTCCTCTATATCAATGGCGCACAGCTTCAGGTCGGCATTGCTATTGGCGACGATCCAACTGCGGTCTCCACTGCAATCATTGCGGCAGTCAACGCGGACAATACGTTCCCAATGGCCGCTTCGATAGAATCTGTGACTGACGTTCTTCTTACCGCGAAGAACAAAGGAACCGTCGGAAACCTGATCGATGTACGGGTGAATTATAATGACACCGATGCATTCCCTGCCGGAATTACAGCTATGGATATCTCCACTGGAGTATCTGGCGCGACTGATCCTGATCTGGACGATGCAATTGCTGCACTGCCGGATGATGTGATTGCATTGTTTGTTTCTCCATACACGGATGTAACGAACATCGGTAAGATGAACATTGAAGTTGCCCGACGTTTCGGTCCCCTTGTCCAGCTAGAAGGACATGCTATTGTGGCGATGAGCGGAAGCACTTCAACGGTGGCTACCTTCACTGAACAGTTCAATGACCATTTCCTTACCGTGCTGGATGCCGGCAATGGCCGTCCGACAGCCGACTATATCCAAGTTGGAGCTTTGGCTGGTGTTATGGCCGCATCGCTTGGTGACGATCCTGGACGTCCGTTGCAGACCCTGCAATTGATTGGGGTTCTCCCAGAGGTCAAATCCAATCGTCGCCTGTGGAATGAAAAGAACTCCCTCATCGATTCCGGTTGTTCGGCAATTGGTGTATCGAAGTCTGGCGCTGTAACGATCGAACGGTTGGCTACCACTTACCTGACGAACGCTTCGTCTGCCCGTGATAAGTCTTACCAGAACACCACGACGATGTTCATCAGTTCCTTCGTGCGTCAAACGTTGATTACCAAAGTTACTACAACGTACCCGCGCCATAAGCTCGGAAATGATGGAACCCGTTATAATGCGGATCAGCCAGTTGCTACACCGAAGATGATCACTGGAACGATCCTCGGCTGGTTCACTCAGCTGGAAGGATTGGCGTTGGTTGAGAATTACGAACAGTTCAAGGACGAACTGGTTGTGCTTCGCGACTCAACCGATCCCGATCGTGTGAACTCCATCCTGCCTACGGACTACATCAACCAGTTCCGTGTGTTCGGTGGTGAAATCCAGTTCATCCTGTAATCAACCAACAACCTTAAATAAGTAAAGGAGAATCAAAATGTCAGATCGCGCTGGATTAATAAGAATGACCATCCAAGGGGATAGCTTTGACGTGAAAGGAAGCGTCGCTATCCGCCCCACTAACCTATCTCGTGAGCCCATTGAAGGGCTTGACGGGTATCACGGAACCAAGCGGGTGCCCAAAGCTCCCGGCGCCAATGGAACTATCACCGATGGAGGAACCGTGAAGTTGAAGGATCTCCAGGACGTGGTGGACGGAGAAGTCTTCTTCGAATTGGCGAATGGAAAATCGTACATGCTTACAGGTGCAACCTTCCTGGATCAGGCCGAGCTTGATGTAGACGAAGGTGAAATCGGGTTTGCGTTCTCGTGTGACCGTTGCAACGAATACTAACCAAAAGGAAAACTGAACCATGGCTGAAGAAAAAACATATGTACTGAAAGATCCTATCAAGTCCAAAACCGATGGTGGTGAGGATATCTTGGAAATCGTTCTGCGGAAACCGAACCTAAAACGGCTGAAGCAGTTCGATATCCATGAGAAGCACGGGCAATATGAAAGAACTGTCCGCACCCTCGCCGCATGGACTAAGTATCCACCTGCGATTATTGAACTACTCGAGTTCGATGACCTGCAGTCTCTTAACGAGGTGATGGAGGATTTTACAGGGATGTCGGAAGATTAGAGGACATGAAGAGGGAGATGGAGAAGATGGCGGGAAACATAGCCTACTCTTTCCATTTCCCTCCGGAGTCTATCATGTCTATGGACATAGAGGACATGTTATTCTGGCAGAAACAGTTGAATCGAATAGATAAAGAGATCAAGTCCGAGATGAAAAGGAAGTAATGCTATGGCTAAATTTACAATAGATGTCCTGATCAAAGGCTCCACCAATATGGCTGGGGTCGCCGCAATGTTTAAGAAGTCTACGGATAAGATCACTGGTTCCATTTCCAAGGTAACGAAAGTTGCCAAGGTAAACAAGAAGGCTATTGCCGCTTCCACGGTCGGAATAGACCGCCTATCCCGTGCACTCGGGATAGGCTTGGTTGCTGCATTCGCCGCAGTCGCTCATGCTGGTTCTGGTTTTGAAGTTGCGGTTGCCGACCTGTCCGCCTTAACAGGTATCGTTGGTAAAGACCTTGCGGCTCTATCCGATGAAGCCTTAGTCATGTCACGAACGTTCGGGGTGTCTGGATCAAATGTTGCCGGAGCTATGAAGCTGGTCGCTTCTGCCAAATCCGAATTGATCGGTGTTGATGGCGCGATTGAAAAGGTTACCGAGTCCGCGCTCCTCCTATCTAAAGCGTCACGAGTAGACCTAGTGACTTCCACCAAAGTACTCACTACCGCAATGAACCAATTTAACTTGGGAGCTGAAGAAGCCACCCGAGTCATCAACGTCCTCGCTGTGGGTTCCAAACTCGGTGCTTCCGAGATTGCCGACACTGGACAGGCTATCCTCCGTGCAGGTGTTGCCGCACGTGTTGGTGGTGTGTCTTTCGAAGAGACCAATGCCGCACTCCAAGTACTGGCCAAAGGTGGCCTTAAAGGTGTGATTGCCGGTACACAGTTCAAGACCATGTTGCTGCGGATGATGCAGAGTACTGACAACCTCAACCCGAAGATCGTCGGCCTATCCAAAGCATTTGAGAACCTAGCACTCGCAAACCTCAATGGTGCGGAGTACGCCCAGCTGTTCGGCTTGGAAGCGATGACTGCTGGTATCATTTTGACAGAACAGATCCCCCTCCTGAAGAAGTGGACGAAAGCGTTCACAGGAACCAACATCGCGTTTGAACAGGCTGAAGTCAACATGGCGACCCTGTGGGAAACGGTCAAGCGACTAGGAACAGCCGTTCAGTTCTTCTTGATCAAGACGTTCAATAAGCTCAGCCCTGTGCTCACTAAGATAGTTAGTGGACTGACCAAGTTCCTCAACCTGATAGCGGAGCCTCCGAACTTGGCAGTTAAGATCGCCATCATCACTATGGGGGTCGCAATCACAACTGCTTCATGGGCTCTTGGAACCTTGATAATGCAGATCCAGATACTAAGACTGATCAACTGGTGGGCGATAACAGGACCAGCAATAGCTTCGATGAATGCATGGGGAGCTTCCATGGTTGCTACCAACATAGGAGCAATGGTTTCTAGAGTAGGAGCCCTTGCGCTATCCATGGGGACTGGTCTAGTGTCAGGAGTCACTGCCGCAACCCTAGCGGTCAAGGCGTTATCAGTTGCCCTGTTCACGACCCCTGTCGGATGGATCATCCTTGGCATTGCCGCTCTTGTAGGGGTAATGGTATTGGTCATTAAGAAGTGGGACGAGTGGGGCGCGACAGTTGCCGCTTTCATGGGACCATTCGGAACGCTCATATCTCTAGTGGTAGAATTTAAGAACCATTGGGCTGATATCACTCAGGCCTTTAAGAGTGGCGGACTCAAAGATGGAATCCTAGCTATCGGGAAGACCATCGTAGTCGCTATCCTCAAACCGATGGAGCGCCTGCTTGACATAATAGCTATGATCCCGGGACTAGCGCACTGGGGTGACCTTGCAGACACGGTTGGAGGGGTTGAAGCTAAGTTGTTCCCTGACTCAGCCGGAGGATCGCTCACGGACCAAGCAGCTGCCTCCATTCAGGTCATCCCGAACCCCGCCTTACGTCAGCAATTAGATGTCAATATGAAAATAGATGCAGAAGGAAGACCTACTATAGAAACAACTGAATCCACAGGGGCACTCACCTTCAATGCCGAACTAGGATTCACCAACGCACTTGCAGGAGTATAATCATGGCTACGGAAAAATGGCGCGAAAAAATGAAAATATACGCTTCCTTTGGGGGAGCAAGGTTCTATGTATCCACCGTTGAGTATCAGGCAGGACGTCAAACCAAGAAGCATACCTTTGATAAAGCGACCTCATCGAGTGGCAAGGGCATAGGTCCAGGAGGAGTAGGAGATATAGTTGATGCTGCTCTAGCGGGGAACGTGAGAAGCGCTCCAGGATCCAAAGTAAGCTCATCAGAAGATCCATATATTGAAGACCTTGGTGGCGCTCCTAAACAGTTCTTGGTGACAGGATACTGGTTGGAATCCAATCTCGAGTTTGGAATGCCTGACTACCTGAAAGCCAGAGACCTGTTCATCAAACATATGAGCGAGGGGAAGGCCAGGACTCTTACTCTCCCTACATTTGGAGATGTGACGTGCAAGCCAGGAAAGCTGTCTACTAAGTTTTCAAACAAGGAAGGGGGAATGGAAACCTTCACAGCTGTCTTCTATCGGGACAACATCAACTTCCAACCATTCTTTGCTGACGATACCAAAGCCGTACTAGGACTAGAATCAGAAGAACTATTGAATATCCTGTTAGATATGATGACCGAGACCTTTAGTGTCACCGACCCACCGGCTTCTGTAACGACTGCTGGAATCCCTGGAGTAATTCAAATCCCTGAGGACATTGGCCTATCTAAGTTTGTAGCGGAAGACACCACTTCTGCTCTAGGTAAATTCCTTGATAGTGTTGCAGGGTTTACAGGGTATGGCAAAACCAAGCTCGCTGAACTGAACAAGTTTACACAAAAGATCAATGCATTCTCTAATAATATAACAGAACTGATCCTTGCCCCTTCCGAACTGGCAAGTTCAATGATAGATATTGTGACTCAGCTGTCCAGTATCTTTGTGCGGCCACTGGATGCCTTCCTAGCTCAACGTGACCTATTGTCTAATTTCGCAGACGATATTGGTTCCATACTAGGAGACACCCTAGATGCTTTCAGTCTTAGAAGCAACATAAACTCCATCCGTTCTATCACGGAGAATGCCGCCGGTTCCGAAATGATGAGGAACGCTAGTGACATAGACTTTGATTCAGCGGAACAGGCAATTGACACACGCAACCAAATGACTGACCTGATTG